TGCACCCTAAAACTATCGGTGCTTTTTAATTTTCTTATGTGTAACTCCAGTAAATCTATCTTTACCCTAATCATTGCCTTTGTTTGTTCGCATTCTTCTTCAGTAGAATGATAGTTGCCTGACGGTCTGTGACCGTAATGTCTGCCAGTAAGATTCTTAAATCGTTTTCGCTCTATTTCATCGGACTGTTTATCGGCCTCAAAAATTTCTGCTATCTGTTTCGGTGGGTAGTGGGAATCCTTATAAAAAGCCAAGTACCCTTCAAGGCTGGCCCCCCGATTTATGAACCACCGGATGCTACTGCTAATTTGATCTATTGCCTCTGCGTTTTTCATGGTTACTTTCATCACATCTCTCCCTTATAGGTTGTCAAATGCTTCCAATTTTGCTGTAACTTTTATTTGAGGAATGGTTGATCTGGTTGCCCTAGTTAAGTCTAAATTATACTTTCTGGCAAAGTCTTCTACAGCAAATGCTTTGGCTTCTGCCTCTGTCTCAGCTTCAATTTCATAATGTTCATATAATGTTATTTTATATTTGTGCATCTCATCTCTCCCAGTTGCGGGGGCCGAAGCCCCCCGTTGGTTAAATAACATTCCAGTCGAAAGTGAAAAGATCACCCCCATCTTCTTTTGAACGAGGTTCATATATTTCAATTATCAGCTTATCCATTAGGCTTGACCAGAGGCCGGCCGATTCATGTTTGGTATAGCCGTTGCGAATTAAATCGCATGGTTGTGTCCAAGCAAGAGAACACTCAGATGGGTTGTCTGGGGCATCACTATTTTGCTTGATAACTTCAAGAGCCTTCAATTCTTTTTCTGTTAATTCTGCTTTATTGATGTTCTGTTTGTTTCCTGATCTTGAAAAGCTAACTGAAATTTTTTTCATCTCATCTCTCCTAGTTGCGGGGGCAAAGCCCCCTGTTAAATTATTTGTAATACAAGTCACTTCCCCACCCTTCTGAAATGATTTTTTTGTACGAACCCACGCTTGGCGAATCAAGGTAATTATAAAATGGAACTGTCTTGCCAATTCCACCAGCCTTAAATGCCTTGTCAATAGAGTCAAATAACTTTCGACTTCCTTTGGTTTGCGAAAAAACAAAACCATCATCTGTTTGCTTCCACTTGGTGTAGGTGTAGCAAGGAGTCCCGTTGTGGGCTCCACTCCAGTTCTTGCACTCGTCTACTTTAAGGACAAGGTAATTCTGTTGTGCAGGGTCTGTCTTTTCTAAAAGTTTAACTTTGTAAAAACTGTCCGATATTAATAAAGCCATTTTGCTTCTCCCTGTTTGAGTTGTGTTCTTGATGTCCATGTATATATACTACCATATCTGTTCACCTTGTCAACAGTTATGAGAAAATAAATAGGGGCTAAAGTACGAATACCCGTAACCCCTTACTTATTAACCCTTTACAGGGGCATGAAAATGTGCAGGATGAGCCATATATATCTTTTCCCCGCCTCTTTCCTTGGCAAAAAGATAAATCACCTCTAGCGGAGTCATGTTTTCCTTTGTCGCTTGTTCCACAATTCTGCGATAAAGACTCCCCTCTGGTAAGTGAGCAACTGAAATCTCCACTTTTGCTTCAACCATGTTGGCTCCTTTTTTTCGAGTTAGTGAAGTGTGGCCTGAATGTCTTCTTCCTTCATCATCAAATATTGCTCACCGTTAAGTTTGATCGGTGCGCCTACATACTTGCCAAAGAAAACTCGATCCCCTACCTCAACCCCTTCAACCTGACTCGACTTGCTCACCACCTCACCCGTTCCACTGTGGCTATAAATCTGTCTGTCATCCTCAGAAACGTCACTCTGCTTTGGTAGGAAAATACCGCCCTCCGATTTCTCTGGAGCTTCATCTGCTTTAACCAGAACCCTTTTTCTAACCATTCCCATTTTGTCCATAATTTTCCTTTCCATTGATTCGTTTTTACGCTGCTGTGATTGTCATAATAATCGCCTCTCTGTAACATCAACTATAGAAGCATGGTCTTCGTTAAATGGTTTGTCAGGGAAAACTGTGTCCCAAAAGGCCAGAGCATCCGGTAAGTCATAAAATATTTTTGCATTGTCGGATGAGGGGCCACTAATACAAATTGCATTGTCTTTTGTCAGACCTGTTAACCACACCCAAGTTGTTTTTTCCTTATTTTTATTGTCAGCAACAGTTAGATCAAACTTAATTGCGAATTTCTTAGTTCTCATATTAGTAACCTATTGGTTGGCATTTCCCATAAAGTCATAACCCCCTCACCAAAACATTATCAAATCCTTACCGTCCCTGACGATATGGCCCTGTAAAGTAATCCTGCAATCACCCTTAACATATTGCCGATAAGACGAAATCCTGTGAGGAACCATCCCGCTATGAATAAACATTTCTCCCACGTTGTACTCAACATATTGATCTTCATCCCCACCGAACCTAAAATCCATTCCCCCGCCACCTGTAGGCATCTCCACCGCAATAGTAAAGGCATGAGCATCCTTGTCACCAAGGCCAAGCGTTTCATGCGGAGAATCCAAGTGCCAGTTCCCCGATACCGATAAAAGTTTTGGGTCAGCAGGAAATATATGAAATCCCGGCAATGCGAGTTTAGGATTGAACACCACCCATTCACCAAGGTGGTCTGACAACTTACCCGCCACCTCTTTGTATAGATCACGGAAAAGCTGGAACATGATTAAGTTCATAGACTCTGCCCCCTGATAGTAGGTTTCAGAGTTTCCGTCCAGATAAGCAGACTTGCCTAAAGTGAAAAACGGAAATTCGTTGCTCCTGCTTTCCCACTTGCCCATTCGCCCCAAGTCTTTGACGTTATCAGCTACCTGTTTGCAATCAAAATCAAGTGGCACTCGTTTCATGTTCCCCTCGCTTAATAAGTGTTTTTCTCTTTCGCACAACCCTCTGCGATTGAAATGTAATTTCTAGCATCACAATAGTTATCCTCAATGTCGGGATTCCATGTTGAACGCAACACCTTCATAAGCACAAACCTCAAGGCTTCCAAGTGACCAGCGTTAATTGTCTCCTGATTGCTATCTTCAGCGTACTGGGTGAGCAATCGACACATCTCGCCATAAGTCTCAAAAAACTTCGTGGGTGGCCCATATTTTCCCTGCCTATCAAATAAGATTTCTTCGTCTGTCATCTTTTGACCCATACATCTTTTCCTTGTTTAAGGGCAGGGAGCGAGAGGCCCAAGATTTCCTCATCACCCCCATCAGCAATCCAGTGCGCTGTAGCGCAACCAGACCACCCGCCCAATTTAATCCCCGGCTGGCCTACCCACAAGGGCAGACCACCACCCATTACTGGCAATTAGGCTCTTATTGAAATACGCCTTGTGGCTACCGGGAAAAAAAGCTATGCTTGGCCTAAGCTTGGCCTTTTTTATTTATTCAATTTTAAGGGTTTTTAAAACAAAGGGTTACAGGGGGCATCTTGCTCATAAAGCAAGGTGCAGACCTTGGCTTCCCTTTTTAAATCAAATGCTTAGTTCTCCTTTACGGCATAAAAAGCTTGGCCTAAGCTCGGCCTAAATTATTCCCCGCTTGCCTTGGCAATTCTGTCTGCCATTCTGTTCACCAAAACCATTAAATCGGCATTTCTTGGGCGGGTATAAAATCCCGTTTGATTAGAGTTTGCACTGTGAGCCAGAGCCTCTTGAGCCGACTTATTTGCCTCGACCATATATTGTGAATTGATTTCCTCGCCCATGTATCTGCGTAAACTTTTAGCCCCATATCCGTTCAGCCCTGCTTTTGTGAAAATTTCCCTAATAGCCTTTGAGCATCTTGCGTGTTTGTACTCATTACCGATTTTGAAATAACATTGATGCTTGCTTGCGGGTGTTGGTATCTTTTCAAAAACTTTTTTCAAGGCATCACAGATTGGCATCTTGATAGTTGTCTTTTTCTTTTTATATTTATTTTTGTGCCTAACTTTTGTTATGACCCCATCCTTTATATGCTCTGGCTTGAGATCAAAAACATCCCTGCCTTCCATCCCTGTGTAAAGCATGATTAAAAATATATCTCCCCAGTAGCCTTTTGCCTGAAGCGTTGCCTGATACAATTGCTCTGGCGTTAGTGGAGCCAGTTGCTCTTTATAGATTTTATTATAGTTAATTTTGTCGAGAAGTTTTTTGCTTACACTGAAATGAGGTTCAACCGACCTGACAACTTGTTGAAGTGCGACCATTTCTTTCTGGAAAGTGTTTTGCATTACCTGAAGCTCATCATCTTCATTAAGCTTGTAACGGTTTTCCATGTACTCTTCAACAACTTGCTGAGTTAATTCACCAACTCTGTACTCACCTAAAAATACTTTCAGGTGATCTCGCCAAAGTTGATAATAACCATAAGAAGTAAAAAAAGATTTTTCGTCTGAAATTAGAAACTTAAATTTTTTATTAACCCCACCAACGATAATGCCATTGTCTAGCTTTTCAATTAATCGCCCTAGATTCACTTGAGCCTTTTTTGTTTCAGGCTCGTAAGCATCAAGGCTATTACCAATTGGTTGTTTTTTGTGTGAGAAATGTGCGTACCATTTTCTTCTGACAAATTTTGGATTTCCATGCTTGTCCAAATCTGGCAGTCGATTACCGTCAGCATCGTACTTAATTGCGGGTTTTAACCTCATCCTATCAATCATCTGCTCATCTCCCATGAACATTGTGAGAGGATAGGTTAGCACACTATTTTTTGTCGCCACTTTTCAAACCTTTAGCTTTATATTTTGCGTTTTAATCGTCATGTTTCTCATTGCACTTCAATCCCAAGAAAGTCAATAATCGCAGTTTGAGCCTCAAGGAAGCCATAACAAACCTCTACCGCATAGCCCTCTGTTCTCAAACTGTGAATCCACCACAACTGATTTTTTGATGGCTTATTTTTTCCAACCTTTAGCTCTATGAACAAACCATGCTTCCCCTTTCTAGGGACACCTAGAAAAATGTCAGGGACTCCTTTTTTCAAACCTTCGTTAACCATTCTTAAACCCCTAATTACAGCACTCTTCCCTTTCCCGCCTTGATTGGGAATTGCAAACATCAGCCCTAGTTGAAGATGCCTCGACTCATTTGCTTTAGCCCATTCAAAAAGAGCGACCTGTTCTGAATGTTCCGTTTTCTTAATTGCCCTCATAGTGATTTTTCCCTAAGTCGCAATATCTTCTGATTTTTTTTTGTAAACCGACATGGATCGTTACAGAAAATTCTTTTTCTTTTCGCTCCAACTATAATTTTC